CGTCCTGATTCTCTTCCGGTGTGAAGAACTTGCCCTGATTCTGCTTCGAGATAGCGATAGGCACGCTTCTTGGGATTACCATGAAGTTGACGTCTACTGCGCTTGCGCCCTTGCTCCAGCCATCTGTGCCCACTGTGATAGCCGATACCATTCTCTCTTCATCAGTCTCGATGATTGGATGGCCGTTGAAGCTTGGTACTGTCAGGTCGATTCCGCCCTGTCTGAAGCTCTGTGCTCTCAGCTTGTCGCCGATGGCTGTCTCGAGTGCTGTAACAGTGTCAGTTGTCGCATGGATAACCAGCGGTACGTTTCTGAAGCCAGCCTTCTTGCATGATGCGATGGCTGCCTCGAGCTTAGCAACGATATCTGTTGCAGCAGGTGTGTAGCCAAACTCAACCGCAGTGTCTGCAGTAATCGCCATTGTTGCAAGTGCCGACAGTCTGTAAGCATCGACTTCAGGAACCACATGTACTCTCTGGAACTCTGCCGCTACTGCGCTCATAGTCGGGATGAAGTTTGCCTCGTTGACGTCCATAGCGTCTACCGACAGCTTACGGCCTCTGTCCTGAGTCATTGTTCTGGTCTCATACTCCAGCGAAACATCGCCTACTGGATAGCCGGTCGTTCTGCTGTAGTTGCCGAGTCCGCTCATGGTCATCTTAGGGACCTTGACATTCTTACCGCCGTTGTAAATTACTTTGCCTGCGTTTGCTTCCATCCAGCCTGTGGTAGCTTCCTGTACCATGATCTCATCCAGTGCTGTCATGAAAAGTGTTGCATAGCCATTAGTGAAGTTATTCGCCATTGTTTAGTCCTCCATTAATAAGGCTTCATATAGCCTCTGATATTGTTTAGCTTTACTTCTTCTTTAGAATTGCCTTCCGTGCTTGCATCCTTTGGTGGCTTGCCACCTTTAAGCCGCTCGTTTACAGTGCCCTCGATGGCCGGTGCCCATTCCTTTTCAATTGCCTCTATGCCCGCCTTAACGGTCTCTGCGCTTGAATAGTTGAGCAGTCCCGAGAAGCTTGCCGGCAGGCCCTTGTCTGCAAGGGTATTCTTTGCCTCAGCTTCGAGCTCCCTTCTTGTGATAGCTGCCTCTCTGTCTGCAAGCTCTTTCTCACGCTTCTGATCCTGATACTCCCTTTTTTCGTCCTCTGTCATGTTTGCAAGCCTCTGCGCTTCTGTGAGCTGGTCATTATGAAGCTTGTTCAGTCTGTCCCTTTCTTTGGTAACAGCTGTGTTGATGCCTTTTGTGGTCCTCCTGTCAAACTCCTTCTGAAATTCCGGATTGCTCGCCAGCATCTCATCGAATGTCATCGGTTTGGGATCGTCGTTTCCTCCAGTCGGTTCCGGTGTAGTTTCAGCAGCCCCGCCTGCAGCTCCGGCGTCTTCATCAAAAACAAAATTGTGTCTCTTAAACATTGTTTGTCCTTTCCGCCCCACCGCGTTCTGTTTGCCCACGGCGTTGCTTATCTCAACAATAAAAAATGCCCTTTCGGGCTTGGCAACGGATGCTGGTATCGCACCAACTTAGCGCGGTTCAAAGCCGCGTGCATTACTTTTATGCTAATCCGCTATGACGCCCCTTTCGGGGCATATATAAGGGATATATGAAGAAAAGAGTATGCTTTATTTATCTGCCTTTTTAGGCGCTTTTTTAATGATCTTAACTAGTCCTTCCTTTTCGTACTTTTCTGCCGCCTCATCGTCGATATCGACCGTCAGCGTCTGTTCCATGAACCAGCCTTCATGTACGAATGATTTGAGCACTTTTACTTTCATGGTTTCCTCCTGCTTATTTATACAAATGTTTTTCCGTTTCGTGGTGGAACCAGTGGGATCCGAACCCACGACCTCCTGCTTGCAAGGCAGGCGCTCTCCCAGCTGAGCTATGGCCCCATGTGGCCCCTTAAAAGGGGCTCTGTATTGACTTCCGAACAAGATCATGTATAATTATTACAAGATCTTACTGAGGGGCTGTACCGTGGTCCACTGGGGCCGCGGGTCGCCTCTCTTTTATTTTCTCTTAAGAATTTTCTCTATGTTCCCCTTGTTTGTAATCAGCAGGCCATCAACAAACTTAGTATTTGGTGCAGAGAATACATTATCCGCCTGCATCGGTATGCTGGTGATATCCCCTTTATATTGAGTAACATCAACCACGAAATTGTTCGCCTGACCACGTTTTTTTGTTATGGCGTTTCTAACAGCATCCTTACTGGATCCAGACAGACTCTTCAGATCCCATCTTTCAGCGCTATCTCCTACTAAATAATCTGGAGTTGAGACTTTTCCGTACTTGCCTGTTACCCTCGGGCACATGTACAGCTTTTCCCCCGTTGCTTTGCTCAATAGTTCTCCGGCTGCATGTTCCTGAGCGTTATAATCAAGAAGCACATTTGTGCCATCCACATTATATTGCGTCCCATCTGGCGCAGTGTAACGTTTGGCATCAGTAACATTTGCCGCATTGTGCTCAGCGTTATATTTCCATACTTCCGTTAGATCTCTGTACTTATCGCTTTTCTTGGAATCTTTATATGATTGTTGCCACGCTTTCCATAGATCCTTGTCAGACTTCATCTTTATGAATTCATCATAGGAATACGTGAAATCGTCTCCCAAACGCTTTTTGTAATTGTCGTACTGCGTCTTTGTCAGATTGCGCTCACTGTACTGCGGTTGTGCTGTGTTCTGATTGTTTATGACATACTTCTTGTACCACTCGTTGTATGTCATATTAGCCGGCACCTTGTAATTTCTGCCAGTTATCGGGTCACGGGCTGTACGTTTCATTTTCGCCAGCAATTCTGCCGGCATCCACGCTATCGTTGTGGACCTGCACCACGGATGCATCGGCGGATAGTTTATGCCCGGCTGCGCGTTCTTCACTAAGAACACCTTGCCGTCAAGGTTTCGGCATATCTCCGATGTCTTCATATCAAGCGTTGCCACGTATATGTACTTGTCAACGTCTGAATCTTTGTATGCTTCGACATGTCCCTGATTAGCAAGGTAGTTGCTCTCAGTCCTTACGAGCCTTCTTGCCGCGTGCGTACCTTTGTGGAATTCCGCATCGATAGCCTGCCACGCCTCTTTCTGCGGCCGTCCTGTTAAAAACGAGACCATTAGCTCATCGCGCAAAGCCTTAGCAAGCCTGTTGGTGTTTCCCCATAGCCTTGAAGAATAATTACTGCCTAGCCACCGTTCACGCATGAGCTTGTCAATGCGCTTATTGTCCATCGGTGTCACGAACTTGCCATAGCCCGCATATTGCTGTATGTCAAATACCTTATGCAAGTAGGCGTCCTGTATGATTTTCTTATAGGCGTCTTGGTGAAGCTTCAGCTCCTGAGCGTAAAGCAGTGGAACGAGATTGTCGATTGCCTCCTGCAGATCCGCCAGTCTGGAAAGCCTGCTCTGTGTAGCGCTCGCCTTGATCCAGTTCAGCAGCTCCTGCCTCTTGGCCGGATCCTGTATCTGTTTCGCAAAGTCGATAACAGCTTGTATATCTTTCGGGCTCTTTGCGTGTGTCAGCAGATAACGTGCTTCGTCTTCCGAAAGCCCCGTCTGCCGCCTGAACGCATAGAATATGTCTTCCCCTTGCATCTGTATGTATCTGGACGCGCGGCCGTAAAGCTTGCGGATATCCTCAGCCGCCTCTTCCGCGGTCTTCATATCCTCATACATGCGATTTGCGGCTCGCTTCTCCCAGTACTTACTCATCGTTCTCTAAAGCCTCCTCAGGCGGCGTATTCTCGCCCTCCGGCGGATTGTTTGCTGTCATTGCGAACAGTTCTTGCTGTTGTTTCAGCTTCTCCTCGTTCTCTGCCTTGACTGCCTCGATCTCAGCGTTAGGGTCCTCAACGAACGGAATCTGTGACAGCAATGTTGCCTGTGATACCTTGCCCGAAAGCCCGTTTACTATACCGGCAATCTCAGCAAGGTTCTTAGGCAGTCCTCTTGAGAACTTAGCTTCAAGGTTTTCCTCCTCGAGTTTCATTTCCTTGATCCCGTAGAAGTGAAGGAATATCTTGAGCCTCTTCCGGAGTGATTTCCGGTACCACCTCTCTTTAATCTTTGTAAGCATCTCAAGTCCGAGCAATTTGTATTCCATAGCCACGCCCGAGCTGTTGCCGGCAAAGTTCTTATCGGTAAGGTTAGGCACGTGTGAGAATGTGTAAATATCCTCTTTGAGTGCGTTCCTGAGCACTTCCATGCCACTTTCATCGAACGTCCTTGTCAGATATTCCGCTCTCGCATCATCATCAAGCTCCAGCAGTTTCTTTTTCTTGACATCGCTCATCGCCTTGTCTGTGCTGTCAGGATCTTCACCGAGCAGTGAGCCGTAAATAACGAGTATCGCATCAATGAACGATTCCTTGTCCTGTACTCTGTCACTTGTCAGCGTGTTATATGCATCAATGAGCCCGATCTGTTGCTCAAAGTCCCCGATACAGAATTTATTATTCCGATACAGTATGACAGGAATATAGCCCATATTGTGCGGTGTTCGTTTCGGTTCTACGTTTTCGTTCGATGTAAGTTCCCAGTCAAGGATCTCTGTATCTGTAAGCACTTTGATATACAGCTTCGTGTCTTCCTTGTCGCTCACATCGTTCTGCTTATAGTAGTAATAGACCGCGAACAACTCCTTGTGCTCGATGGATTCATCCCAGACCATGAACGTGTGTAGCGGATCCAGCGGCAGCGTCATCAGCTCCGGATTGTCTTCTTCGGCGTATACGTACTCATAAGAGCGCCCGCATATCGAAAGATACAGCGCGTTCTCCTGATCGGTATCTGCTACCTGTGCATGATCGAACGCGTCCATCAGCTTGTCGAACTGCTCCGAGTCCTTCTTTTCGCCCACCTGTTTCCAGCTTATAGGGCTCCCGAGAAAGTACCCTGCAGCAGTATCGCTTATATCCTTAGCGTGGTTGCATACTGTCTGTGGCTTCTCACTGCTTTCACTCTCATTGATCTCCTGCTGCCCCATATAGTAGTTAATGAGCTTTTGCAGGTTGTCTACGAGCTCGCTCTCATGCTTCTCTATGAGCTTTTTGACCTCTGAGCTCTTCAGCTTGCCATCTCTGAAGTCGTCTCCCGGATAAGTGAATATGTAATCCATGCTACCTTAATCCCTCTTTTTGTTTGTCCTTTACCTTCGCGTGCTTCTTGAAAAGCACCGTATACAGGAAATACCTTGTCGCGTCCATTGCGTGGTCGTTCAGTTTCAGCGGCTGGTCTATACCCTTTTCCAGCGCCTTGTCGTCCCATACATACTCGCCGTATTCCTTTATCGTATCGACACATAGATCCGTGTATGCAATGCGCTGTTTCTTTAAGCACACTGACACGTACCTGATGCCGTCCATAACGTTGTTATCAGCCTTTATGACCGGAAAGCCGGCTTCTTTTAAGGCCGTTATAAATGACGCGGCCGACGGGTCCACTATTACTGCCCTCGGTTTCGCGTCTCCAATGAATTCCTTCATATCCTCGACGTATTGCGCGTCGGTCTTTTGTTTGCGCTCCTCGCGCCCGTTCCAGTAGTACTCACGTATGCAGTACCACTTGTTATCTGCGCCCTTTACCCATAACAGGAACACCATCGGGTTCTGTGTTCCGTAGTCGCATGACACATAGCATGTGTTCGTCAGCTTCGTTGCTATGTCTTTCATCGTTACAACATGCTTCTCGTATTCAAACATGTCGTATATGATGCCTTCAGCCGCTACCCACAAACCGCGTATATATCTGTCATAAAATGCTCCGGTGTACTGGTTGCGGTATCTCTCCTTTATCTTTTCCGACAGACTCAAGTTGTCATCCATCGTGAAATGCAGGTAGTTGATCCTGCGCTTCTCGCACTTGTCCACCCAGTTTATCTTGAACCAGTGCTGAGCGCTGCTCGGGTTGCAGTTGAACCAGAGCTTGGATCCATCCACGCTACACCGAGCCGTTGCCTGATTGACGAACGACTCCGGCATCAGCGCCACTTCATCAAAGAAGAAGCCTGCGCACGTTATACCTTGTACTAGGTCCTGAGAGCTTTCGTCCTTACCTCCGAATACATAGAATTCGTTGCTTACATTGCCGCGCCATACTGTCAGCAGATGCTCGCCGCGTCTGTAATTGAAGCTATAGCCTCTTCCCGGCAGCGTCTTTGTCAGTACCGACAGCACGTTTCTGTGGAATGACTCTATCGTTTTGCCGGCCATACCGAACTTCTCGCCGTTAAAGTTTGTCATTGCCCACATGACATATGACAAGCTCATGCACAATGTCTTTCCGGACCTGATCGCGCCATCTGCGATTATGCCGTCGTGGTCTTTTACAGGGCTTGCATCGGTCCACCAGTTGAATATCATCCGCTGTTTGCGTGAGAACGGCTGGAATCTAAAGTACTTCATTGCTCCAGTCCTCTCCTGCAGTGCTTGTCAGAGCCTCTAAGAATCCGTCGTCTGGGGTTTCCTCCTGATTGATGCCCTTGATCGCATCAAGCCGCATCCTATAGATTTCCGTCTCCATCTCAGCGCGTTCTGCCTCAGCAGCTGCTTTGCGTTCCTCTGCCTGCACGGCTTTGCTGTTCATCTTTATGCTCTGCCCTGCATACTCCATTATCTTCTCAAAGGCTCTTACATCACCCTTGAGCGCACTCTTCGCTAATCCTGCCAACAACGCATCTGCCATGTCCTCAACCTGCACTCCGGTCTTGCTTAGACTTCGTGCAATGGCTGGTTCCGCAGGCATGTCCATAAGGGCTTTTACGCGGTCTTGCATGCTCTTTTTTTCTGCCCACTTCTCTTTGTTTGCCTGCCTGCCCTTTTCCTGTATCTTCCTTTGATCTTCCTTTGAACGCTTATTGAGTGGTATTAAGTTTTCATGTCCTTTTGCCATACCTCATCACCGCGTCTTCTATCTTTGGTATATCCTCTTCGTCGTCTATGTCACATGTGTAATCGTTTATTACCACATAGCTGTTGAAATCAATATGGTTTAGCGGGGCCGCTTGTATTACTTGCCATAGCTCCCACATGATTGGCTTACGCTTGAATAAGCCTCTGTCCTGATATTGTTTCGTCAGGCTTATAGCGTTCTTTAAATGGTTAGTGTTAACTACCTTTAGTGCGAATGGCTCTGCGAACTTCTTTATGTATCCCTCTGCGAATGGCGGAGCTGAAGCAAAGAACTGTATGTCGTCTGTTTCAGTCTCGACTATTGTTTTGATCGCTTCCGGGCTAAATACCACATCACCGAATATGTAACATGTTGGTTCGTCTGTCGGATAGAACGCATCACACCAATATCCGCTTGTTTCCCACGGGCCGTATACCTTAAAGTTGTTCTCATGCTCCAGTATCGGTATACCCAGTCTTTTGAATACAGGAATGTTAGTACTTATTGCGATGTCCTGTGCTCCATTTTCCCTGAGCAGCCGGATCGTTCTGACCACTATCATCTCCCCGTGTAGCTTCTGCAGCTGCCTCGGGATCTTCCACTGCTGGTATGCGCCTCCGCACATGATTATGTACTTCATACTTTTAACCAATAAAAAACCGGGTTGCCCCGGCATATCTCATATTGCTGTTTGCTATTTTATAAGCTCTATTTCGTCTGCATCACACCAGATGATAACATCTGCCAGATCTGCATCCTCAGGCTTATCCTCTATCTCCACTAGATAAATAGGCGGCCTTTTGCCATTGTCGTCATCTATTTCAACGACATTGCCAGCCCGGCCGTCTTTAACTAGCTTTACTCTGTCATATAGCTTTACTGTCATTGACTCTTCCTTCCTTTATGATCAGGATAGGCTGTGATGAATCTTGGCGCCCCATTATTATCGACTTCCCATCCTGTTATTACGATTGCTTTACTGTTTATCCCGAGCGGCATCTTTACTTCATATGCTGTTACCGTATGCCCGTATCGATTAGTGATGCCCCGTGATGTGGCGTTGTTATTAGATATG